CTCGTAAGTAGAGCCGTCTGCGCTGTAGCTAGCAGGACCTTTCATCTCACCGTCGATAGTCATAGAGACATTCAACTGGTTAGAGTCAGTCAAGTTAGGTACAATCTCAAACGATGCGACTTTGCCGAAGAAGTAGAAATCAGAAGCTTCTACAAGGGCAGTATTACCTTCGTTTGGAGTAGGCAGATTGTTCTTGTCTACATCAGTGAGCTGCTTAGCGTTAGCCAAACGAACACGGAAGAGGTATACAGCACCGCCTCGGAGCATGTCTTCGATAAACGCGTGCTCTTCTGGGACATAGTTGAAAGTGAAGTCCATAGAAGGAGCATCAGACTGGCCAGCGATCTGTGAAGATACTGCCTGACCATACTGAGGGACGTTTACGATGTTAGCCGGAATACCCAGATTTGGGAACTCACGGATACGACCGATGTTTACTGCGTTATCTGTAGCAGTAAATGCAAGACCTGTACCGGTTTCAAACTCAGGTACCCACTCCGTAGGAGTGTCTCCTTTACCGATGTTAACACCAGCAGTACCAGTTCCCTCTACACAGGGAAGGTCTACGTAAGCGAGGGAGGTGTACATACCCGCGCCGATTGAAGTAATATTTGGCATTTTTGCCTCCTAAAAAGAATTGAATTGAAGACTGTAATCAGCCCTGAACAAACTTGTGTCATCCTTATCGATGCCTCTCACACTCAGAACACCGTCTTGAAGTTGAGTAGCATGTTGTAATTTGTTTTCAAGAAGATCAGATAGAACATCTGCAACTTCCATAACCTTGAAGGGACCCTTGTTAGACCTAGTGTAGATCTGAACAATAATCAACCCGCCTTTGTATTTAGGTTTTTGGTATTCCGCTATAGGTGGACTAGAGGGGACTACCTCATAAATAACAAACTCATCTGGCATCGTGTGAGGCCAGTAGTTTGATGGAAAGGCAAGGAAGCCAGTAGACTTCCATTCTTCAGAGTTAAAAGCAGAATCTATAGAGGAAAGTACTGCTGTATATGTAGCCATACTTTCTCCTTATCTTGTTGAAACAAAGAATTTAATAGTGAAGCCATCGTCGATATAGTGAGTGATTCTATGATCAACATCTTCCCAATGCAGCGTATCGTACCTGTGATAATTCTCTGGAACATCCTTCTTCTTGACTGTTACCTCAAGCATTTCTGGAGTAGGGGCTATTCCTTGAGAAGTAAGATCAACGTCTTTAGCTTTCCCAATGATGCCTCTAAAAGGACCAGTAGTAATTACCTTCTCAACTACTTGAGAAGTCTCTGGGTCATAAGTTGACTCAGATTCACATTTAAAATACATTATCTTAGTAAAAGAACCTGCAAAGTCGAAAGCAAGATCTAGACCACCATCTATAATGTTATCTAAACCGCTAAAACATAATCCCATTACCAAGCCCTCCAAGGAGTAAGTCCTCCAAATTCTGCAAGGGGACCTAGAGCCCTCCTCACAAGATGAGGAAGCCTAGCGGGATATTCTATCTTAGTTAGTTTAATCGAAGCCACAGCTACGCTCTCTACCTTATGTGTAGTTTCTAGAACACAAGGGTTTTCGATAAGATGCATCGCCATCTCAAATGTAGCCTTTTGCAATCTAGCAGGTCTCTCTGGATCTTTAAAAGAGACCATGTCCATGTACCTGTCGTCAAAGTAAGAACCTTCACGAGGCCATGCAAGAGGCTGAGAGGTGGACACGGCGACACCCACATAAGTTATTACATCATCCAAGTAACGAGTAGCAGTAGTTAAGTACTCTTCCTTATCATTGTTGTTAAGGACGTGCCACTTATCACTGTGGGAACGATCAATAAAATATGCGTTAGCTTCATCCAAGGTGACATAGCTATTTACGTTTAGTTTGATAGCCATGACCCACCTCCAATTTTAATCAAGCGTGTAAGATAGGCAGGATGCCCAAGTTCAGGTAACCAGCTTCGCTTCGAACCCATGAGTCAGCTTGGTCATAACCGCCAGTACCAGCAGTTTGAACGAACTGAACTTCAGAGCCATCCCAAGAGTAACCCATTGGGTGGCATACGTAGCCCCAACGATACCAGATATCAGTAGTACCAGAACCGCCGTGCGCGGCAGCTGCTCGGTCCATCTCAACAGGCATAGGAACAACCAGAGACTTCATAGTCAGAGCATCAGGCTTACAAATGAAAGTAGTCTTAACAGACGAATCATTTACATTGCCAGAAGCTGACTGGTCGTTACCCATAGCACGAGTAAGGAGCAGACGGAACTTACCTTGGAAGATCGTGTTGAACACGAGGTTTCCTTCGGTGATAGTGGTGTCGTCAACGAGATTAGCGCCGCGCAAGTCGGCCAGAGTCTCGGGAGACGTAATCATGTAGTAGTAGGGAGCTTCGTAGTCTTTCCAAGCCATTCCCATAGCTTTGAAGAGTCGCTCACCACGAGAAGCGCCTTTAACAGCAGGGTCGTTATCGATAAGCTTGCGCTCGTCAGTAGGACCAGTAGCCGCTGCACCGAACTCACCCAGAGCATTGACATCTACGTAGAAGCCAGTGTTGGGGTCATCGCAATCGGTGTTGAATGAAGTGATACCGCCACCACGAGAAACCTCGTAAGCAGCTACACCATTCAGAGACTCGAGGACAGAGTTGTGCTCGTCCTGTGCCTTAGTCTCACCAAAATCACGAGCGATTTTAGCCAGACCGTCTTCTTGAGAGATTACCTTTTGAACGTTAACTTCTTTCGCGCCATGCGTACGCACAGTCTTGGCGTACTTGTAGAACGCGGTGTCAACTTCGGTGTAGTTACCGTCAGTTGCATCCGTAACGCTCGGGACGTTGATGTTAGCCATCAGCGGCTTGTACCAACGAGCCTGTCCGAGGTAGTCTTCGATACTTGTGTTAATTTCAGCAGAAGCGCCTACGATAGCAGTACCAGAAAGCTTCTTAGCATTCGTGTACATCTCGTGAGAGTAATCGTTAACGTATCGCTGAACCTTGAACTTCATTTCACTTCCGGTAACGCCGGATACAAAATCAGAAAGTGCCATTAGTTATTCTCCTTAAAGAACATTAGAATCCGAAATCTTGGTGGTTACTACCTTGGTCTGCCTTGAGGAAATCCTCAAAAGACATATCAGTAATAGGCTTATCTGACTTTGGCATACCGCCAGCTTCAGAGTTTACCGACTGCAGAGATGCAGCACCAGTAGACTGTTTCGGTTTAAATAGAAAAGCGTTTTCTTCGTCTTTCGCGAAGGCTTGAACAAATTCACTTAACGGTGCACCAGTAGCGTGGACCCACCCACCTTCGGCGTCTTGCTTAAGCTCATTAACAATCTGTGACTTAGCCATTTCTCTTGCCGTAGCATTTCGAAATTGCTGTTCACTAAGAAGCTTATCAACAGTGTGGTCACGAGTCAGACCAGTGTTAACACTCGTAAGTGCATCTACACGGGCTAAGGCCTCGTCAAGCTTCATCTGAAGGGCTTCTGAAGTTTTACCTTCAGCTTCTAGTTTCTCGAGTTTAGCAGCCTTAGCTGACTCCTCAAGCTCTACAGCCTTCCTCATAGCTTCATCACGTTGCTTAGACATCTTATTCATGTTGTCTTTCATTTGAGCCAGTTGCTCAGCAACCATGCTTTCCATCAGCTTCTTAGCTTCAGGGGATGAAAGGTCAAGCTCGGGCGTTTCAGTCGCCTCAGGTTCCATAGTGGTCTCCATTTCTACGTCAGTAGTTTCATTAGTTTCATTGCTCATGTTATTTCTCCTAGGTCACAGACCAGTTATATATTTTGTCACAGACTTTATGGGCCAATCCCATACCAACTTTCACCGACAGGAATCGGCGCGAGGATATCAGCGGCTGTTAAGCCATCCTCTACTATCAATCCATCTTCTATGGCCTGCTTCAAGAGCCTATCATAGGACTCTTTGGAGAGACCCTCTTGGCGCATAGCCTTGAGAGTCTTAAGAACGGTGTCGGACTCTACCGCATCAGCGTATAGTTGTCTTAAAGCGCTCTTTGCCTTTGTTGCTTCTCCCATATTGACGAAGAAAGCATCATGGATTGTTGCAGTTTGTACGTCATTCTTACGACCCCACAAGTGGAATCCTCGAACGACTGCCGCATCATTAGAGTGGTTACCGTTTACACCGTAGCCAGTTCTTGCATCATTGATGGACGATTTCCCTTTAAACTTTCCGTCCGTTACAGTGTCTTTATAAACATTGTAAACCCGACGTCCAGTTACTGGGTCAGTAAACTCTATGCGTTCTTCCAATACAGGTCGATAGCGCTGATAGAGTTTCTTGTTATCGAAGGTTACCCAAGGAATATCTACTTTCCCTGTGTCTTCGATATATTCTTGTGCAGCCACTTTCCAAAATGAGATAAACTTATCAGTAATAGGGGCTCGCCTAGCAAGGTGGTCTGCCATAATATCTGATATCAATTTAAACTCATTTGGTCCAATAAGCTTGGAAGGGCTGTTTGTTAACTTTTGAACAAACTCCTCCACGTCTGGGTGAACATCCTTAGACATGTGGAGCATACGAGTTCCTGGAGGTGCTTCTTTAAGCACCATAGCATTTATCTCGTCTTTAAGGTCTTTAAGTTCTTCTACGACATCATTAGCACCTAACTTCATAGCATCATCAATATGCATGTCAATAGCTTTATTCATGTCATTTAGAACTAAGGCGTCTTTAGGTGTGTCGCTTGTTCTCCTGCGAACCACCACAAGTTTACCTTTATCTAGTAATACAGAAGCAAACTTATCAGCAAGCCTAGTTGCCTGTGTAGTTTGCCCAGCACCATAGAATGCAACCATGTTTTGTGCCTTAGCCGCCTTAGATAAGTCTTCCCACGTAATATCATCTACAAGATCATTTATACGCTGGAAGCGAGGGTCGGCTACAGCATCCATTGCCATAGTGTCGTACAATCTATTTTTCTTAGGTGTGGCTACAACGTTAGATTCCCAACCTAATTCTCTGTTACGGGTACTAAGAGCAATAATCTGAGCACCGGAAGCAGATGCGTCAATCTCAATAGGTAATTGAGTTACATACGATCCAATACGATTAATATCGCTAAAATCACCACCAACATGATCATGTATTCTAGCATACTCTAGTGCCATCCGTAATAGTTTAGGGTGTTCTTCGGCGTCCATAGCAACCATCATAGGATGCTCAAGGACTTCTCTTATACGTCTATCTCGTTGAGTAGTGGATTGAACCAATCTACCTAACTCAAGTAGCTCTTTGCTGTTTCTTTCAAAGATAGCAAACCTACCGGGGTTAGTAAGAGCTTCTGTAGCAGGGCCTAGTAGAGAGCCTACTTGCTCCTGAAAAG